ATAAAAGCTGGCACTCTGTCGGACTTAACAGGGGAGAACTACTGGAACTTAGAAACTGGAGAGTTGAGCCTTAGTGCATACGCAACAACAGAGGGTGTTGCAGGTTCGGTTGAAACACTCGAAAAAAGTATATCTTCCGTCAAACAAGATGCTGAAAGATTCCAGATTACAGTTGAAACAGACTATCTTACAAAAGACAACGCATCAGACACATATACAGCTAAAGGCAATGTAAGGTCACAGTTTGCGATTGAAAGTGATAATATAACCATTTCTAGCGGTCTTATTACTTTCAAAGCTAATACAGTTGCGTTTGAGTTTGGTTCGAGTTCTACCATGTGCTTAAAATCAAATCCGAGTGGCAATGGGGTAATGTTTGATGGAGAGGGTGAATTTTATGCAAAAAGCACAAATGGATTGTATTTACAAAATAAGTACAATTCTAAAGAAGAAAACCACCTTTCTTTATATAGAAGCAATGAAAAGTCTTCCGCAGAAATGTACAACCGTTTTGACAATACTTTTTCTAATGCCATTGATATGGAAGCTAGTAAATCTTTAAATCAGCTTTCAATACGAAACTATTTTGGTGGAGCGCTAAAGTCAGAGCTATATGCGTATGCCAATTCAACGGAAAACCAAGTGCAATTGCGTTGCTATGACTGGGAATCTCCGTCTTTGACTAGATCAATCATTAGGGCAAGAACTACAAGTGATGGCAATGGTGATTACAGTGCTATTGATTTGTATTTGTTAGGGAATGATAATTCAACGCTTAAAGCACAAGTATCTTTGTCCAATACCGCTGGCGGAGATGGAAGAGTAACAATAAGAGGAACTGATACAGTTTTAATTATAGGTAAAAACAAGATACAGTTTGGAACAGGCAATAGTTATTCTGAAGAATATAACTATATTGATTCGTCACATATATGCTATTGGTTTAATGGTGTAGACTATGGAAAATCCATTGTCACTTATGCCGCTTCTGGATGGGAAATGCATAGCATAGCGTTCGGCTGGTCAGGTTCAGCATTATGGGCAAAAGTAGACCAAACTCAATTTAAAATTTATGGATAAGAGAGAAAAATTTATGAACTACACACAAGCGTTTAACTTACTCACACAGTTACAGGAAGTGCAAGGCACAGATTCAACGTTTCCTGTAAATGTCGGTTTCAAAATCATTCAGAATCGAAACACATTACAAGACGCATTAAAATCTTTTGATGAGATGCGTAACGGTATCATTAAGAAGTACGCAGATAAAGACGGTAACGTCTCTCCGTCTAACGAGCACTACAACGATTGCGTTAAAGAGCTTAACGAAATCGGCATTCAAGAGTGTGAGGTAGAGTTCAAAAAGTTCAAACTTTCCGACCTTGGGGATATCAGCCTTCCAATTAAAACTTTGTCTGCACTTACACCAATGATTGAAGAATAAAGAGTGAAGTGATTCACTCTTTTCTTTTATAGAAAGGAGATAACATGTCAATCAAACATACAACAACAGTAGACATTGGCGATTTACGCACACTGTCGAAACCTATCCACCTCATGCAGTATGATAAATCACTGCCTGAGATTGAAGTGCATATCACGAAAGACGGACAAGAATACACGATTCCTAGTGGATACAGTGCAACGATTCGTTGGGGGAAACCAGACAAACACGGATGCACAGCAACAGGAACGGTCAGCGGGTCAACCGTTACATTTCAAGTTACGGAACAGATGGCTTGCGTTGCAGGAAGAAGCAAAGTAACGGTCGAGATCGTGGAATCAGATTCCTCACAGGCAGGCACAGCAAAGTTCGAGGTTATCATAGACAGTAACCCAATCGGAGACAATACCATTGTTTCAGATTCAGAGATTTCTGATATTCAGAAGGCTCTTGAAACAGCCAAGCAAGCACAGTCTATCATTGATGATGTAACGGAAAAATCGGAGAGTGCAAGTACACTTATCAACAATGCAACAGAGTCTCTTGAAAGCTCTGTGGAAACTGCAAGAGGTTATGCAGAATCAGCAAGTACATCAGCTACAAAAGCAAAGGAATCTGAGACGAATGCAAAACTGTCAGAAACAAATGCATCTAACAGTGCGAAAGAAGCTAAAGAAAGTGCCGATTCTGTAGCAAATATTGTGACTGATGTAAGCAAACTAAAGTAAGATATAACGAAATATCAGAACATAATTACAAATGCTTATTTTCTGTATATAGCCAACAAGGTTAGTATTAGTGCCACTCAAAACAATGATGGGGATGCAACATACGTCCAAAAAACAGTTGTAAAAAAAGCACCTTTTTCAGATAACTATATGTTTTATATATCTGTTTCTGAAATCATTGGTGCTCCTGCACAAAACGCAATTGTTATTCGTCAATTTTCAAATGATGGATTGAAAATTAAAGACATTTATGTTACTGCTGCGCAAGCGAAATCTATTTATGCCATTGAAAAATACTCTGAGGATTGTTTTTCGTTTGATGTTATGTTATATCCAACTATGAATGGCGGTTTGGATAATTCTGCTGCAATTTATAGTGATGTAATGATCTATTCTTTACCGGTTGATGACAAAAAAATAATTATTAACGATGATGTACTACCATCCGATATTTTGAGATATAAACAAGTTCTATCCAAATCAAAATGGAATATTATTCCCGATATATCTGGATGGGAACGAGGTAATATCAATCCAACGACAGGTGATGATACTGATTGGTATCAAAATGCACGAACACAGAAAATTCCAGTTAACGGGAATAAATATTGTTTTGAATATTTTGGCAATAAAGTATTTATCCTGTATGTTTTGTGCTATACAAGTACATCATATCTCAAAAGATTACAAGGGAACATCACAGCAGATAAAAAACGTGTAGAATTTGAAATGCCATCAGGAACAGAATATATTAGGTTATCTGTTTATAATGAATGGGCATCAGAATCCACACCTATATCAGAACTTGTACCTACAAATGCAAACTTTGGCTTGGATTTTTATTTTGGGGAACTTATTGTTGATTGCATATCATCGGAAAAAATCGATGTACATTCAATCGGCGAAGATAAATTATCAATGGATGTTGTAGATAAATTAAACAGCATTGATTTTGAAAAAATTCCCTCTTATTACTATAATGATGATTATATTGAAAAACGTATAAATCAAATAAATGAATTAATCTACAGTAGTATCGCAAATGGAGATGCGTTTATAGCTGTTACAGATGAGCATATTGACCAAATTAATGGAACTGCAAATTCCATGCAGACGCCTAAGTTGCTCAGATATGTGCGTGAAAAAACCTGTATAAATAGATTGTTCTCATTGGGCGATGCCGCTGATGGAGGCAGTTTAACAGTTGCCTCCGCATATCGTGACGCATTTGGTGGAGATATTCATCATTTGTGCGGGAACCACGAATACTTCGGGTCTGGAAATGGAAATAATCTATATGCGATATATGATATGTTTAATAGTAACCAAAATGGGAATTCCTATAGGCATTATTATTACGTAGACGATGTACAGAAAAAAATTAGGTACATTATACTATCATCACATAGTGAAAAGACAAGTGTTGAACAAATAGGTGCAAGCGCAGGATATGAAGATGACCAAGTTAATTGGTTGCAAAACACAGCACTTAATGTTCAGGAAGATTGGGGTATTATCGTTTTTGCTCACGAAATTTTCCAGAGCGGTGAAATCGGAAACGATACGATTTGGAATCCAGCACAACGTATTGTCAATATTTTAGATTCCTATACTGGAAAAGGCGAAATTATAGCTGTTTTTCAGGGAGAAATACACGTTGACACCGTGCGTCATACGCCAGGAGGCATCCCAGTTATATCCATAACATGCAACAAATTTAAATCGTATGTGGAGAATGGAAAAGAACTAGAACCATATCTTCACAATCGAATTAAAGGAACAATAACAGAACAGGCTTTTGATGTGGTAATCATCGATCGTATTCAGCGTAAAATTCATGCCGTAAGAATTGGGGGTTACTCAACATGGGATGATAATACTGATGCAGAATTGATGGTAGCAGGTGAACGGATGATTACATTTAAACCACAAGATACTAATTAACTAAAGCAGACTATTGTTGACTAGATTAATTTAAGAAGAAGTATTTGGTGAAGAAACAGGAGAAGAAGCATGAAAGCAGTATTTGAATTGGCTGAGAAGTATTATCCAACTTATTGGAGTAAGGAACGATTGGATGTGCTCCTTGCCAAAAAGAAGCTAACTCAGGAAGAGTATGATGAGTTGATCGAAAACGGTCAAAATGGAAATTAATATTATGTTTATTAGATTAAAGAAGCTAAAAGAACAGAAATTAGAAAGTAATGGAGATAACTACTATGACAATGAACGGAATTGACATCAGCATGTGGCAGAATGGAATTGATTTGTCAGCAGTCAAGGCAGATTTTGTAATTGTTAAGGCAACAGAAGGCATTGGCTATGTGGATAAAACATGTGACAAATTTTTTCAGAAGGCACTAAGCCTAGGCAAGAAAATTGGGTTCTACCACTTTGCAAGACCTACGAAAAACAACGATCCAGTCAGAGAAGCAGATTTTTTCTACGAGAACTGCAAAGGTTACTTTGGAAAGGCAATCCCAATTCTAGACTGGGAAGCAGAAAACAAACAGAATGTCGCATACGCAAAAGCATGGCTCGACAGAGTTTACCAACGCTCTGGTGTAAAGCCTGTAATCTATATGTCTGAATCTGTAGTCAATGCATATGACTGGTCAAGTGTAGCAAATGCTGACTATGGATTGTGGGTAGCGAAATATCGTGATAACAATCCAGACTATAACTACAATATGGCAAATGCAGGAACACGTCCACGTGTAAAGTGGTGGAAGTTCTACTGCATGTGGCAATGGACAAGCACAGGAAGATTGAATGGTTATAGTGGAAACTTAGACTGTAATGTTTTCTATGGAGATGGAACGACATGGGATAAGTATGCAGGCAAGAGTGGAACAACTCAGCCAGTTAAACCAACGCAACCAGTAAAGAAATCAAATGAAGAAATCGCAAATGAAGTTATCAATGGTGCATGGGGCAATGGCGAAGATCGTAAGAAGCGTTTGACTGATGCAGGCTACAACTATACAGTAGTACAGGCAATCGTCAATAAGAAGATGGCTGCTAGAAATCAATCTGTTTACTATGTAGTTAAGAGTGGTGATACACTGTCTGCGATTGCTTCTAAATATGGTACAACATATCAACAGTTAGCAAAAATTAATGGTATTGCTAATCCAAACAAGATTTATCCAGGACAGAAAATTAGAGTTAAATAGGGGGAATAAAAAAATGGAAATTTTAAACGACTATATTGTAATCGTAGTGATGGCTATATGCTTGTGCATCGGATATGTAATCAAGAACTCACTTGATTTCATTCCAAATAAATATATTCCATTGATTATGGGAATTCTCGGAGTAGTCTTAAATACGTGGCTAAATGGCTTTGTATTCACTCCAGATATTCTATTAGGTGGACTTGCGAGTGGTCTAGCATCAACAGGAGCATTTGAAGCAGTTAAGCAACTGACTTCAAATGAAACTAAACCAACAAGCAATGTAGAATAGGGGAGGGGCATAGAACTGTGTATCAAGCAATCATTCAAACAATTATTCAAACAGTTGTAACTGTGTTATGCTCAGTTCTTGCCTCAGCTGGCTTTTGGTCTTATATGCAAAAAATAGCTGAAAAGAAAGACGCTAAAACGGACATGCTAGTTGGACTTGGTCACGACAGAATAGTTTATCTAGGCATGAAATATATCGAGCGTGGTAACATTACAAAAGATGAATATGAAAATCTGTACGAATATCTTTACAAGCCATATTCAGCACTTGGTGGTAATGGCTCGGCAAAAAAGGTAATGGAAGAAGTCAACAAGTTACCAATCCATGAATCATTGCATTAATAAGAGGTGGTAGAAATACCACCTTTTTTTTAATAGAAAAAAAGCCATATACGAATGTATGACCTTTTTTCATATGCAACGTTAGGAGAATTATACATGTACTAACAATGAGTACATCTCTATTGTAACACTTATTCTTTTTTTGTGCTGACTTCATCATGTGCCTTATGAAGCAGTCACACTATGATGTCGCAAACAGACACATAGAAGTGACTACTTCAATATTACTTCTAATTCAATTCCATTTTCGTTTTTTAGATAGTAGATAACTTCAACAATGTTTTTCAAAAGATTATTTTTAGCTTTTGCCGATATGCTTTCGTCCTCTAAAGCGTTGAGTGCTTCATGCAATGAATAGTACTTTCTTCTTGTATCGTCTACGCTGGGTTTGAATTCCTTAGCTTTTTTTATTTTCTCTTGCAGTTCTTTTCTTTCTTGTGCCAACTTTTCATTACGCATCAGAAACACTTCTTTTGTATATACTTTTTCTTCAAGCAAGTCATATAGTTCCGTCTGCTTTATTTCTAGATTAGCTAAATTCTTTTCCAATGCTTTGACCATCTTCTCGTGTTGATCTATATCACTTTGAACGTTATCTTTTAATTTTATCTTGAAATCCTGCAAGTACTTTTTGAGCGTTTGAATAATCGCATCGTTTACAATGTCAGCGTTTGAAGATTTACAATCACAGTAGACACCACTCCGACAGTAATAGCGAGGTTTACGAATTGCTTTTCCATTTTTGTTATATGGACGTAATGCAACCGCTCCACCACATTTTTTACATTTTATAAGACCAGCAAACGGATTCTTTAATTCAGTACCAGCTTTCTCTCGTGTGCTATTCTTTTTTCTTTCTTGTGCTTTATAAAACAATTCTTCTGTTATAATAGACTTGTGTTTTCCTTTTATGAGCTCGTAGCTTTTGTTACGAGTCCTTTTTTTTATGATTTGACCATTCTCGTACACCTTAACAACAGGCTTTGCATTCCAACGAATCAAGCCTATATAGACTTCATTTGAAAGTATTTGACGTATTGCAGTAGGGGCGAACCTTTCAGACATTCTAGGCTTTGCGCCTAATTCATTCAGCTTTTGAGAAATAAGACTTGCGCCCATTCCTTGATTTACATACATATCAAATATCATTCTCACCATGTCGGCTTCTTTTTCGTTGATAACTAAAGTCCAGTACTTATCAACTTTATTCTCCAAGTCAAAAGTCTTAGGTGGGGTAAGTACCAATGTTTTCGAATACCTAAACGCACTTACTACATTGCCTAGATCAGTCAAGTCTCCACGTGTCAAACGCTGAGCTTCAATAACTAGAACACCTTTGCAGTTTTCGTCTTGAATACGTGTTAGCACTTTTTGAAACTCTGGGCGGTCGGCTATTGTCTCACCACTTACAATTTCACGATAAATAAATTCATCGCTTATCTTATGTCCGAACAATCTAATAGCGAAGTCTTGAAGCTGAATTTCATGTCGGTTAAGAACTTCTTCAACTGTTTCACTTTCGTTGTCCTGCCGTGATTTACGCAAGTATATAAGATAGTATTCTTTCATTGTTTGTTACCTCGTTGGGATATTAGATACTTAGCAAAATTAATTAGTTGTGTCATTTCATCATCATTGAACTTTGTCTCACCTACTTCATTCAGCCATCTAATTTTATTAGAATCTTTAGAATCTTTTTTCGTTTCTTCTTCTTCCAAACCCATCAAGTAGGCTGGTGTGGTCTCCAATACTTTAGCCAATCTATAAATTATCTTTTGGGAAACAGGTCTACCATTTTCAATCTTATTTATTGATGATCTAGATGAATACCCCATTTTTTTTGCGAGTTCTTCTTGTGACATATTCAATTCATTTCTTCTGATTTTTATTTTTTCTGCTAAGTTCATAATTGTTCCCTTCCTATTCTAAGTATACAGAATTTGTAGACTAAACACAACAAAAATGAAAAATAATGTTGACGAAAATATCAACTTATTATAGAATGCTTCTTGTAGACAAAGTGTCCACAGAAAGGGGAGAATATGACAAATACAGAACTATTAAAGAAAAAGATATCTGATAGCGGATTAAAAAAGTCACATATTGCTAAATGTGTTGGGATTTCTAGAGGAATGCTCAATAAGAAAATCAATAATGAGTCAGCTTTCAACCAATATCAGATTGAAAAAATTTGCCAAGTGTTGAACATTACCTCATTAAAAGAAAAAGAACTGATTTTTTTTGCAAATGATGTTGACTAAAAAAGTCTACATTAAATCTGATGAAGTGATGATTATGGCAGAATACACATTTGGCAACATCAAAGTCAAAGTAATTGACAAGTCTAACCACGAGCAAAGACAGAAAGTGCTTAAAGAGCCGTTAGACAGATTTTACAAATCCATCCAAAAAGGAAAGAAGGACAAATATGAAGGACAAACTGAAAGACAAAAAGATTGATCAAACAGCTATTCGGGAAATGGCAAGAAGAAAAGCAATTGCACAGCACTATGTCCATTCCAAACTGGACAGAAAAGTGCTCATTATGCAACTTGCTGAGGAATCTGCAGAACTATCACATGCATGCCTCAAGTACCTCAGAGCACTTGATGGAACAAATCTATGTGCTGAGCAGGTTCAAGAAGTATATATGGACAACATCGTTGAGGAATACTCCGATGTGGCAAATGTAGCTGAAGTTGCATGGATCCATTTAGATTATGAAATTATTGCCAACAAAGCAGAACGCTGGGCAGACAGACTGAAAGAATTAGAAGAAATGGAAGGTGCAAATTATGAATGAAAAAAAGGCTCTAGAGGTGCATCATTTTGAAAAACCATTGGATATTCCATCCTTTGCAAGAAGAAAGGAAACAGTTGAAGAAGAAACAGTACAGACTATCAGCAATAGTGATGTTGCACTGATTTGTTTCCTGACACTTGCAATTCTCACGCTTGTAGCTATTCAGCTGGGAGTATTGATGATATGACATTCACTGCAAGTATTAAATTCCTTCAGAAGAAAAACAAGGCTTTAAGAAAGTTGGTCTCAGATCTAGAAGAACTGAATTCAAAGCAGTTCGATGAGTTGCACAAAGCACAGGTAAAGATTCAGCATCTTGAATCTGAAAATGCTTACTTAAGAACACTCGAAAGAACACTCGAAAGTAATTAAAACTAAAGAAAGGAATATAAATGAACGTAATAGATCAATACAACAGTGAAAGATTCACTTTCTATAATGGTGATTCATGTGAAGTATTAAAAGAATTACCAAATGATAGTATTCACTTTTCTATTTTTAGTCCGCCATTTGTGGATTTGTATATATGCAGTGACAGTGAAAGAGATATCGGAAACTGCAAGAGCAATGAAGAATTTGATATTCATTTAGGATATGTAGCAAAGGAACTAAACAGAATTTTAATTCCTGGAAGAATTGTTGCAGTGCATTGTATGGATATGCCTTCAATGAAATTCAAAGATGGTTTCATTGGTGCTAAAGATTTTCCAGGCGAACTTATTAAAATTTTCCAAGATGCAGGGTTCATTTTTCATTCGAGATTCTGTATTTGGAAAGACCCTGTTGTAGCAATGCAACGAACAAAAGCTATTGGACTGTTACATAAGCAGTTAAAAAAAGATGCTTGCATGTGTAGACAAGGGTTTCCAGACTACATTCTTACATTCAGAAAAAATGGGGATAACCCAGAACCTGTAACAAACACAAATGAGACATTTCCAGTTGAATTGTGGCAGAAATACGCAAGTCCTGTATGGATGGATATCAATCAGTCTAATACATTGCAAGCAAAAAGTGCTAGAGATGCAGAAGATGAAAAACATATCTGTCCGCTTCAATTAGATGTGATTGAAAGATGCATCAAAATGTGGACTAACGAAAACGACATTGTTTTAACACCGTTTGGTGGAATCGGTTCAGAAGTATACCAAGCATTAAAAATGAATAGAAGAGGAATCGGAATTGAATTAAAACCGACTTATTACAAACAAGCAGTTAAAAATTGCATCAATGCAGAAACATATAAACAACAGTCAATATTTGAATTAGGAGATTTATAAGATGCTTCACAATAATGAAGAAATTAATAGTTGTTCATATAACGATGACTATACTCAATTTTTAAAATGTAAAGAACGAACTGTATTGGATTCCGGATTCAATCCAACTGAACTGAATGAAAACTTGTTTGACTTTCAAAGAGATATTGTTGCATGGGCTTTGAGAAAAGGCAGAGCTGCATTGTTTGAAGATACAGGATTAGGAAAAACATTGCAGCAATTAGCATGGGCAGATGCAGTTTATAAGCATGAACATAAAAACGTTTTGATAATCGCACCGTTAGCAGTAAGCAAACAAACGGTTGAAGAAGGTAAAAAATTTGGAATAGATGTTCATTTATGCAAGACACAAGAAGATGTGGATGATGGAATAAATATTACAAACTATGAAAAACTTCATCATTTCGATACGGATTCATTTGTTGGTGTTGTACTTGATGAAAGTTCGATTTTGAAATCTTATTCAGGTAAAACAACAAACGATCTTATTAACAGATTTAGAAATACAAGATTCAAACTTGCATGTACTGCTACACCATCACCAAATGATTTTACAGAATTAGGTAATCATGCAGAGTTTCTAAATGTAATGACTATGAATGAAATGCTATCAACGTTTTTTATCAATGATTGTGCAAGTGGCATCGGATGGAGATTGAAAAAACACGCAATTGATGAGTTTTTCAAATGGATAGCTGAATGGGCAATCATGATTAAAAAACCATCTGATTTAGGGTTTGACGATTCAAAATACATTCTTAATGATTTGAACATCATTAATTGCGTAATTGAATCTCAAGCACAAGAAGGTCAACTATTTTCAATGCCTGCACAAACTCTAACAGAACGCAGACAAGCAAGAAAAGATTCTCTTATTGGACGAGTTGAGAAAGCAAAAGAAATAATTTCAAACAATCCAAATGATCAGTTCTTAGTGTGGTGCAACTACAACGATGAATCAGACTTGTTGCACAAAGAAATTGAAGATAGTTATGAAGTGAAAGGCTCAGACGATGATATGCATAAAGAAAACGGAATGATTGGGTTTGCTAACGGAAACGTGAAAATCCTTGTTTCAAAGCCATCAATTTGTGGGTTCGGTATGAACTGGCAAAACTGCCACAAAATGATTTTTTGTGGGTTATCAGATTCATACGAACAGTTCTACCAGGCAATCAGAAGATGTTATAGATTCGGTCAAAAGGAACAAGTTGATGTTTATGTAATAACTTCTGAAGCAGAGAGTTCAATCTTGGAAAATATCAAAAATAAACAACAAAATCATGAACTGATGTCTAGAGAAATGTTAAAAGTCATCAACACTGTAACAAAAGAAAAGCTATACAAGATGTCATTCGAACATTCTAATTACAGACCTACGCAAAAAATCGTTATGCCTAGATTTATTTAAAAACAAATTGAAAATGCTTATTTGAGGTCACTTTGAGGTCATTACATGAAAGTTAATTGGAATTTATTAGACGAGGTATACAGAATGCAGAAAAACTATCACTTGCCTGCTTACGAAGTAGATGCAGTTACGCACAGAGACAACAAGACAGAGTTTTCAATCACAGACGGATGCAACGGAAAGTATCTGATCCATACAGAACATGACCAACTATATGTAGACAAGTCAGCGCTGATTAAAGTTATGCAACTGATTGAAAATGAGAAAGCAGGAGAATGAAACATATGTATATGTGTAGCAAGAACAATGGAGCAATGGCAAAGAGTACTGCAATCCTTCAAGAAAAAGAGGTAACAGACCGAGATATAAATGATCTAAGCGCACAGATATTAACTGCATTCTGCTACATTCTGAACAAGGCAGAAGATGCTGACAAGGACGTTTATGACAAGATGATGGCACGAAGAAGCCAAGAACTGATTGATGATATTACAGAAATTATAGAGGACAGAAGATAGAAGAAAATGGCGATTAGATACGGAAAGAGCCTGTACAAGTCTAACGATGTCTATAAAGTCCATCACTACAAGAATCGTGGTGAATGGTTAAAAGCACGTTCAGAGCTTAATGGAATTGGTGGAAGTGACGCATCAACAACAATGAGCATGAACAAGTGGAGAACTAATCTCGAATTGTGGCAAATCAAAACAGGAAGGGCAACAGCTCCGGACATTAGCGACAAGCCATATGTCAAATACGGACAGAATGCAGAAGAATACATTCGCAGATTGTTTCAATTGAAGTTCAAGGACAAATATGAAATTCAATACCAAGACGATACGATTCTACAGAATGTCAAATGTCCTTGGATGCTTTATTCACCGGACGGCTTAATCGTTGAAAAAGACACAGGAAGAAAAGGAATCTTTGAGTGTAAGACAACAACAATCGTTAGGTCATACGACAAGGAAAAGTGGAACAAGCATGTTCCTGATAACTACTACATTCAAGTCTTACACGGCTTAAATGTAACAGGATTTGATTTTGTAGATTTGTACGCAGAACTAATGTTTGATGATGATTACTCTCAATTAATACGGTATCACATCGAGCGAGACGATGTACTAGACGATTTGATAGCAGTTTCATCAAGCGTCACAACATTCTGGAAAGAATATGTTGAAACAGACAAAGAACCACCACTAATCATTCAAGGCTTATAAAAAGAAGAAGGAAGAAGAACAAATGGAAGAACAAGCACAAGTTTCTAGTGAACTAGAAGTTAGAGTTGAATCGAAAGTCGGTTTGTTGAATTGGAATTTTGAACAACTCAACGAACAACTGGACATTCAGTTAAAGAAATATCAAGGATTGCAGTTCTCTAGCGAAGAAATGCAAGAAGCTAAAAAGACAAGAGCAAAGCTTAACAGTGTAGCTAAGCAGCTAAACGATGAAAAGATCAAGCGCAAGAAAGAATTCTGCAAGCCATACGATGACTTTGCTGACCAAGTTAAACAGCTAACTACAAAAATCAAAGCATGTTCAGACGGCATTGATGTTCAAATCAAAGCGTATGAAGAAGCGAGAAAATCAGAGAAGAAGAAAGAAATTGAGGAATATTGGAACCAGTTCAAGCTTGCGTTACCTATTCCTTTTGAAAAGGTTTTTGAAGAGAAGTATCTAAATGCAACATGTTCAAGTGCTCAATGGCAAGCAGATTTGGAATCTAAGAGAAAGCAAATTGACAACGATTTAACTAATATCGCATTTACAAAAGATATAGATCAATTGAATTTCATGTCAGTTGACTATCTAAAGACATTGAATCTTTCAACAACATTGAGTAACTGGCACGAGCATGTAGAACAACTAAAGAAAGCCGAAGAATTCAAAGCACAAGCAGAAGCTCACAGAAAGCAACAGGATACGCAAAACGATACAAAGGTAGAAGCACTCGCGCAACCTGTAAACCCGTCTAAAAACGAAGAAAAAGTGTCAAAAACAGAGGATTACGAGCAGTTACAACCTACTGATTATCTATATTCACCAACATTCAAGATTCTAGACGCTACATATGAGCAAATGATGGAACTAACAAAGTTCTTTAAGAACAACGGAATCAGATTCCAAAGCATTGCAAAAGAAAAGAAAGTAAGAGGATAAAAAGAAAACATTATGACAGTAACAAATTCTTTAGCAAAGAAAGCAACATCAGCAGGATTGAAACACATTCCTTTCCAGCAGATCATCAAGTCTACAAGTGTACAGGAAAACATCATGTCCACACTTGGAGATGCAGCAAGAACAAAGAGATTTACAGCTGCTTTAATTTCAGCAGTTAGCACAAACCCACAACTTCAAGAATGTTCTGCAGTATCAACAATCAGTGCAGCACTATTAGGTGAATCACTAAATTTAAGCCCAAGTCCACAGTTAGGGCAGTACTACATGGTGCCATTCAATGACAAGAGCAAAGGCAAGGTAGCTACATTTCAGCTAGGTTACAAAGGAATGATTCAGCTAGCTATTCGTTCAGGTCAATACAAGAAGTTAAATGTAATCGCAGTTAAAGAAGGCGAGCTAAAAGGATTCGATCCTTTCAACGAAGAAATCGAAGTTCAAGTTATCGAAAATCCTGATGAAAGAGAGAAGGCTAAAACAATCGGCTACTATGCAATGTTTGAATTAGTAAACGGATTCAGAAAATCTATGTACTGGTCCAAAGCAAAGATGGAATCACACGCTGAAAAATACAGCATGGGCTACAAAGCACATAAAGGCTATACATTCTGGGAAAAAGATTTTGATGGCATGGCTTACAAGACAATGTTAAGACAGCTAATTAGCAAGTGGGGAATCATGTCAATTGAAATGCAAACAGCATACACAAACGATATGACTTTCAAAGAATCAACAAGTCAAGAAGAAGCACCAACATACATTGAAGCCGAAGAAGCAACAGAAACAGTCCAATCAATTGATGCAGAAACAGGTAAATACCAAAGCGAAGCACCTGCAGAAGAAGAAAGCGAGAGCTTAATTTGAGAATCCTTGCAATAGATCCAGGCAATCAGCAGAGCGCTTATGCTTTGCTGGATGCTGATCTACGACCTGTTAAGTTTGCGAAGAAACCTAACGATGAAGTGATGAAGGACTGCATAACCATCTTAGAAGAAAACACAACGGTTGTTGTTATTGAAATGATCGCATCTTACGGAATGGCAGTTGGTAAAGAAGTATTTGAGACTTGCGTATGGATTGGAAGATTTATTGAACGATTAGCTCCGGAAACATACAAGCTTATCTATCGAAGAGAAGAAAAAGAAAATCTATGCGGAAGTATGAGAGCAAAGGATTCAAACATCAGACAAGCACTAATAGACAGATTCGGAGTTGTAGGTACAAAAAAGAATCCCGGATGGTTCTATGGAGTATCTAAAGACGTATGGGCGGCAATCGCAGTAGGTGTTACATATCACGACAAAGTAGAAGAAGAAAGAAGGTTAAAGCTGATAAATGACAAGTATTAATAAGTGGATTGGCACAGGTCGTCTAGGCAAAGACATCGAAGTAATGCAAACACAATCAGGAATTGCAGTTACTAGCTTTTCAATTGCTTGCGAACGAATGAAAAAGCAAGGGCAACAGCAAGCTGATACAGATTGGATTGACTGCCAAGCGTGGAGACACACTGCTGAATTCTTAGGAAACTACGCTAATAAAGGCGACAAGCTAGCTATCGAAGGACATTTGCAGAAGGAAAGCTATCAAGACAAAGACGGTAAGACAGTCTATTCAACAAAAGTAGTTGTTGATAATGTTGAAATCTTGATGCAGACAAAAGCGAAAGATGATAAGCCATACTATGGAAAATCAATAAAAAAAGAAGATATCCAACCAATGACAACGGAAGAAGTTGCGGAAGCTGCAAAAGACGAAGGCTTTGAAATAGATCCTAACGACTTGCCATTCTAGAGAGGTTGAAAGAGATGGCAGATATTAAATGGATCAAGATAACAACTGACATGTTCGACAATCGAAAGATTAGACAAATTGAAGCACTACCTGATGGCGATGCAATAATCGTCATTTGGGTAAAGCTGATTTGTCTTGCAGGTTCAATCAATGATGGTGGTTATGTTTATTTCGCCAAAGAAATACCATATACAGATCAAACGCTATCAACACAGTTCAATAGACCGTTACACACTATTCAATTAGCATTACAAACATTCCGACAATTCAACATGATTGAAATTGTTGACGGCATTCTAAAAATATCAAATTGGGAAAAGTATCAAAACATTGACGGAATGGAAAGGATTAGGGAGCAGAACAGAATCAGACAAAAAAAGTGGTATGGCAAGCAAAAACAACTTACTAACGTTAGTCCTAACGTTAGTCCTAACGTTAGTCCTAACGTTAGTCCTAACGTTACAGTAACGCAACATAACGCAATAGATATAGATATAGAAGAAGATATAGATAAGAATAAGAATAAGAATAAGAATAAGAATAAGAAAAAGAATATAAATACTTCTACATCGAGCGATGAAAAAAATCACTCTCAGCCTTCAACAATGCCTTCCGTTATCGAATTGATTCTTAACGACAAATCATTATTTCAAGTTCATCAAGACGATATTGATTTATGGACTGAACTATATCCATCTGTAGATATCATGCAGGAACTGAGAAAAATGAAAGGCTGGCTAGATTCTAATCCAACTAAAAGAAAAACAAAGAATGGTATTAAAAGATTCATTAATAGTTGGCTTTCTAGAGAACAAGACAGAGGATATCCAACACAATATCAAGATCAAATGCCCGACTACATGAAGAAACAAGAGAAAGGAGAAATTGTCTCTACACCAGTTAATGAGGAAACATTAGCTAAAGCGTTAGAACTACAGAGACAATTTAAAGGAAAATGACATACTGGAAACAATTCGCAGAAATGTTCGGACTAGAACTAGAAGAAGAGTTCAGACTTGTAAAGCATGATGGTACAAAAGTAGATAATGACTTATACAAAATCAGAGAAGATGGACTTTTTTATAAAAAAAGAAAAGATGGTGTTTGGCTTTGCCGAAATATGTAGTTGCAAAGATTAAGTTTAGAAAGAATGCACCACAGATAGAAGCATATCTTTGTCCAAGTTGTGGGGCACATGTAATAAGTAACCAAAAGTGTTGCGACAACTGTATGCAGAGAATTGATTGGGAAAAAACATTTTGGAGACACGGAAATGAGTTTACTGCATATGAAGATTATCAAGAAGAAGGAGAACAAGAGTGGAAATAGACTTATGTTAAACATTGAAAAGTATAAAGATGATATTCTAAATACAGAACTAACACACATAAATTGTTGTGTTAATCATTTAAGCAACAAAGGAATTTGTTTTAAAAATTGTAAAGAATGCAAAAAAAATGCTATGAAATGGCTTTTATCAGAATATAAAGAACCAGTGATAGACGATGTAGAAAGAGAATACTTGTCAGCAGTTATAAAACCTTTTAGAAAAAAGATATCGTGTATTAGAAAAAACAAAGATCCACGTAAAGGAAAAAATTATATTAAAATTGAATTTTGCGATGGTGACCTCATGTTTTTCCCAAATTTATCGAATAATGCAATGTATAAAGGAATGAAATTAGACAGAAATTATACGCTTGAGGAGCTTGGACTATGAAACCTATTATCAATCCGTGGCTGTTCTATGCTGTGAATTTTCTATTGAATTTACAAGATGTATGCTCAATTGTGCTGATTGTATGTGGAGTAGTAATGGCTTTTCTAACTTTAAATGGCATCGTCGATGAGGATGAAGAAAAATTAAAAGCTAATAAAAAAACAAACAAGAGATTGTTAGTTGTTTCATTGTCAATGCTAATTGTTATTACATTTATTCCAGCCAAGGAAACTTGCTATCAAATGATGATTGCTTCACAAGTTACAGATAATAACATTCAGAAAGCAGAAGATGTAATTAAAGATTCTGTTGACTATATTTTTGAAAAGATAGACAAGAAATAAGCGTAACTAGGAGAGAGGTCGCAACTCTAGGGTGCTAGGCAATTCATCTTCTTAGATGGATTCAAAGGACATAAGTCTATAAAAAGATAAAGGGAGACTACTAGCAAGCAATCCGACAGGGCAAAGGACTGCATATTTTTAAGGAGATAATATGGAATTAAGAGAAACAATTGATTTAATGTGTTCAAGTAACTACAAAGAAAGATTTATAGCAGAATATAGACAAACAAAAATCAGATACGAAAAATTAAAGAATTTTTGTAACAAGATTGAAGTAGAAACAATGCTAGGCAAAGAAGTAACTAAGCATGATTGCCAACTTCAATTGCTAAGAGAACAGCAAAAGTACATGGGATTATATCTATCTATTCTTGAAAAAAGAGCACTGATTGAAAATATCAAATTAGAAGATAAATTCAAATCACTGGCAATTGCAGAATCCAAGTTGGAGGAATAACAGAATGCGAGGCAGACCGACAAAAGAATACGCCATCTATAAAGGCGATGAATTTATTGCAATTGGAACAATTAAAGAACTTGTTAAAAAAACAGGCTACTCAGAAACAACTTTAAGATATTGCACACATCCAGCATCGAGGAGACGCAACAAAGGGAATCGACTTATCGTAATTCAAGTAGAAGAGGATGAAGAAAATGGATAACATGTGGAAAATGTTTGAAAAAGGTCAAAGATCAGCAAATCCTTATGCATTAGAGGAACATGTGAATGAATTGATCCACATGACCACGCAAAAGACTGCAGGTCAAAACAGAAGTGACAACAGAAAAGATATTCCGTTTGAACTTTTGGACTTTATTAAATGGTCAATCATATGTGAAGCATGCTATCTGGTGCTGGATGAACGATGGGAACATGTTAAGGAGATATTCAAAGACGAATGAAAAGTTTAAATGAACTGATAGGACAGATTATTTATCTGATGATCGTACACTACAAGATAACGACCGTTTTAGTCATTGCAGCACTTGTCATCGGATATACGCTTGTTGGGATTGGGTACTATCGAGAAATCAAGGAATGGAAGGAATGGCATAAGTGGAGAGACAGTTATGAGCGCCATTAAAAAAAACAACAATAGAATTATCTGCATGTTTAGAATGGATATTTCATGTAAAGAAGTAGTCATTACAATTACACGTGTTGAGAAATGTTATAAGCTAACACGTGTGATTGATACAGATGTCTATGAACAGTATTACCCAAGGTTTTCACAGGCATACAGCGTGATGATGAAAATGATTGAAGATTTAAAGTAATAGAAGGAGAAAAGAACATTAGTGGTGGAAATCTTAACTTTTTTGAACAAGTGTTAGGAATGCAGGAGAAAGTATACAAAACGGGAAGTGGTGAAGATGTAAACGTTACGAGCGTTATGTTTATTAGTGGCGGTAGTGTGGATGTACTTGATAGTGTCCACGAAATCATGCAAAGAGTAAAATCAGTCGAGAGAAAGAAGTATGAAACAAGAACTGCTTGAAGAAAAGATATATGCACTGGCAGACAGTGAGGTTGCAAAAAAATTGCAGCTGTCTGTCAAGCATGACTGCATGGGTTGGAGAATGTACAGATGCGAGAAAGTAATTGTCAGAGGTGGAACACAGAATGTCTATGAATGTATGTCTATGCTGATGGAAATATACACTTTGGGATATTCAAACGGAGTAAAGGATAAGGGCGCAGGATGAGGAATGATAAGTGAGGATAAGTAATGATGAGTGATAAGGCAAAGAAACTGCTATTTGAATTAGGTGTTGTCATATGGGAAATGAACTTCATATTTACTTCACGGCTTCACAAAAAGCATCCAGTATATGAATTATACTTAGAATTGCTTGAAGAGCTGTATCTGAAAAATGATTTCTCAAAGTATCTGAGGAAGGCAAAAAATGATGACTAGGAAAAAGTCGTTTTGGCTTCACGAAAAATGCCGATTTGGCCTCACAAAAAAATAAATATGAATAGTAATATGAATAGTAATGCAAATAGTAATGCGAATAGCCATGCTTTGGGTGGCTCAAAATCTGAAAAAGTCGTTTTGGCTTCACGAGAAAATGACGTTTTGGCCTCACAAAAAAAAATAAAAAATGAATATATGAATAGCTTAACTAGCTATGACTTAAAGGCTTTCCTGGGATTGCAAAAAGAGATATCTGATATCGAGAGGGCGATCAATGCTGCATATTATCCAGTAAAAAGTCCTAACATGAGTGGTGGTTTCTCAAATGATCCGAGCGATCCCACGAGTTCGGCGCTTTACAGAATAGACAAGTACAAAAAGCAAAAAGAAGAAAAAGAAAAAAACCTGTATGAACTACAGGAAAAAATCGAAAATGAAATGATTTTATTAGATCCATTGACAGCTGCTGTTCTAGAACTCCATTTTTTAAAAGGCTTAACATGGAACGAAACAAATATCCAACTGTACAAAAAAAGTGGAGACGCTGCACGGAAAATTTATAAAGAATGGAAAAAAGAAAAAGCGGAATAAACCGCTTTTTTTCTTATTATTCTAAATTCAAATAATCCATCATTTTCTGCATTTCTGCAGGGTCATTCTTTATTCTATCATATTCTTCTAAAATCTTTTGTTCTGGATCTTCACCAACTTCACAAGAATCAATAACATCATAC